CTATAACACTATGTGATACAACTAATTCAGATTGCTTTTGTGCAGAGGCACGTTCCATCGCAGCGTTTTTGAGTTGCTGTTCAACTAGCTTTTTTTCTACAGCAACTTTGTATTCATTAAGCTCAAGTCTGGCAGAATCACGTTGATGTTTAATTACAGCAATATAACCGACTAAACCTATGATTGCAATAGCAATTCCGATTTGCTTCCAGTATGTCATAAGGATAGGCATAGTTGATGCTCCGCTTTTCTTCTATTCACCAAGCCATTCACTTTCTTGCCTTTAACGTAAACCCACCGTAACAACTCGTCACACGCGCCACGCGGGTCGCCAGCGTTAAACTTCTTGACTAGCGTAGATTTACAGAACGCATCGTTGCCTACGTTATAGGTAAACTTCACAAACGCATCGTACTCGCCCTGTGTCATAGGCTGAGTGATGCAAGTATTGACCGCTTGCTCTGCCGTCTTGACGTTCTTTAGTAATGTATCAAGAGCCTGCGGAACTGTAACCGATTTTCCTGGCACTACCTGATTGGTGTTTCCAAAACCGTCAGTCCATACGCCGCCAATATCTTTGTATGGCTCAGACCTAAACGATTCCCACGATGCTAGCGCAACTAAACCAGCAGCAGACAATGCAACTGCATTACGTTGCCACGACATCTTTATCTACCTCATCATATATTTCATCAAAGTCAACGCTACGCAGCGGATCTTCTTCTTGCATACATTTCCAGCAAGTTCCGTCCACTATTTCAATAGGGTCGTAGGCATCGCCGCACTCTTTGCAAATTTCAGGTTTCATACTTTTCAGTCATCCTTTGGTGGATTAGAAGCGTACATTTCAAGACCGTCACCAGTAAACTCAATCTCTTGACCGTTGCTCATGCCAAACCTAATAAGTTCATCATCAGTGTCGATCTCAATAGAACTGATTGAAAGTCCAAGTAACGATTCGCAAATTTCTTGTGGCGTCTTGTCATTCATGTTTTTCTCCTGCTTCTATTTTACGATGATGAGCAAGCATGGCACGATGACCAAGCCATTTAAATATACCATTGATAATAAGACCTATGGCAGCAATAATCAAACCGCCTATTGCAGCGATTTCGTTTGCCGTCATTCCAAACAGAAAGGCTGACTCACCCCCTGCATACGTTACCTTTGATCCCGCATCTGCGATTGCATCGTAGTCCATGAGTTTGCCTTTCTTGTTAGTTAAGTCTTAATCCAATTGTAACGCCTGACCAACTGTCCGATCCTGTGCCGCCAAAGATTGTGGGAGTTTCTGTTCCTGCGCTAACTTGTTTATATGCTGCCATAATTGTACCGCCAGTGTTTGCAACACCAAATGTCTTATTTATTGCAAGTGAGTAACCTGTTGGCGCTGTTGTGTCTGATGCCAAATCATCATCAAGGAAACCAATAATCACAGAGACCCCAGTATTAGCCATAGTGATTGCTGGACATACTGGCATACCAGATGAACCAATGGACGATGTTGGAGGGCTTACATCTAATGGAGTAGTTCCATCAACATCTCTGAACGCCAATGCAATGTGAGCGCAATCAGCTTGTGCTGTTAAGCCAGATGCAGTTGTGTCTGGAGTAACGCCCATTTTCTTATAAGACCAACGCCATGTAGCAAACCATGTAGCAAAAAACAACGATTCAGTAATGGAATCACTGCCTGCTGTATAACCTGTTGGAAGATTTGGAGCTGATCCAGTGAAAGCATCAAACATACTTGCAACAATCACAATATCATTCTGTGCAAGACCTGATGGCAATGTAATAGACGTGGAATTTTCGGAGGATGTTGCGCCAATAAACTCAACAACACCACCAGTGGCAGTAGCAAACTGCATCATTCTCATGGCAATGTTCATCATACTGTGTAGTTCGGCAATGCCGCTCCGTACCAAGTGGATCCACCATTAGATGTCGCAAAGAAGAATAGATGCGTCTTGCCTGTGGTTAAACTTGGTGCAACACCGTTTGACCATTTAACATTTGAGAACCAGGTAATTGTTCCTGATGTATGTACAAGTTCAAGCGTAAATCCATATGCCTTGCTTGATGGTACGTTTGATACAGTAAACGTAGAGTTTGCGTTGATTGTTTTTGTAAAGTAATCACCAGCAGAACAGTCAATGTTTAATGCAGCCACAGCGGTTACAGTGCTAGTTGTCTGTGCAAATTGTTGAGCAGCCGTGAACTCTTGCGTCACGTCTGTCTTTGCAGTGTCAGCATCATATTGTTGTGCATCAAGCAGAGTACGAGCAGCAGCGGCATCAGCAGCCGCAACAACATCTTCCATGTAAACAGATACTGGGAAAGGTGAGGTTGTACCAGATGCAATGGATACGTTGCCGCTTGCGTCAAAGGATAGATATTTAGATGCGCGTACAGATGCGGCAGGAAGAACGCCTGAGATTGAATCACCGTCAGAGTCAGGGAACTTAACTGCTCGATCTAGCGATACTTGCTGTTGCTGTGCAATCATCGTGAGCTTATCAAGCGCAGCTTCATGTGATTCGGCAGGGAATGGATCGTTGGCAATGTAGTCAATGATCTGAGTAATCGGCACATTGCGATAGATGATAAGTGTCTCACCAGTTGCAGGAGCAGTAAGCATTGACACCTGACCGCCAGAAGCACTGCCTGCACCAGTAACCGTATAGTCTGTTGTCAGCGTCTTTACTGTGTCAACCCCAGTAGAACTGCGAACTACAACAGTCAGATGATCGTTCTCAAAAAACTTGAACGGTACAGAAAAGTCTTGCGTTGAACTGTTGCCGGAGTAATCTACTCTGGCTGTGCTTGATGTGATTGTCATAGTTTCCCCTTAGTCTTTCGGCGCACCGAGTAATATAGCTGCTGCACTTTCTGTGTCGCCATTTTCAAGTGCAATGATACCGTCAATAGTCTTGTTAATCTGAGTTGATGGGTAATGTAAAAGAATGCCACCAGTGTTAATAACGGATTTTCTGAGCGCATCATCAATCTCGCCCTGGCTTACTTGCTTGCTTAACTTCAAGAACTCTGAAATAAACCTTGCACCAGCAGGGCCGTTATAACTGAATCTTGGATCAATAAATGTAGCAAACTCACGCAAGCCAACAACAGTGCCAAACGTATAAGATACTTGCTCCCGGATGTATGCTTCAATCAATTCCTCATCGTCCTTGTCGTCTCCACCAACAGCTTGATTTACAACTTCTCTCAATACTGTTGTTGCAATTGCAGGGAATATCATTACATTGAGAGTATCAACTGCAAGACGACCAATAGATATTGGATCCTTGAAATCAGTGCGACCAATAGCCCTGTACATTAAGTTGTACGTTGCGCTAAAGTATGAATAAAAGGTAGTCCATATTTTAAGCAATGGGCCGCCGCGTTGAATGCGAGCAAGATCTTTTAATGCGCCACCGCTTTGTGCATCAATGACAGCCTGGTCAGCAAGTGCCACTGCTGTTGCGTCATCCTTGCCATATGCTTTTGCTTTTTCATATGCGCCAAACCATGTTGGAATATCAACAAGTTTCTGACCTTGAATAATCAACTGGAAATATGAATCTTCAATCATGCCATACGCTTCTCGCGCAATAGGAAATTTACCCTGGCGCTTAATTGTATTTCTGATTTCATTGATCTCGCGGTTTTGTGTAAGATTCCGCGTTTTCATAAATTCAGATTTCTCATATATGAAGTTCATGGAGTTCTGGAACTTAGCCATGTCTCCACCCCACTTCATCATGCCCTTGGCAACCCACACAGCACCAACGCGCTGAATAGATTGGAATAAACCAAGTGGCTGCATCAGCCCAGTCCACACACTCCAACCCATACCAGCAATAGATACACCTGATCGCAAATGCGCCATTGCCTGCTCAAAACCATTCTTAGCATTGATGTCGCCAATAGCAACGTCTCTGATTGTTTCTGCTATTTCGTTATAAAACTGATCGCCATAGCCATCAATAATGGTGTCTTTAAGCGTAGTGCCTTGAGTTCTATGCGACATCAATTTATTGAAGTCCATCAGATATTCGCGTAACGAAAGATCGTGGATAACTTCATTGACGTGCTGATACATTGTAGAAAAGTCAAGCCGCACTGCGCGGTCAAGATTTTCCAGCACTTCTTTTGTAAATCCATTCTTCGTTTGGCTACGCATATATGCGCCAGATTTCATCTCAGCAAGAACATCATCTGCTGTCTGAGCCATAGCCTGCGCGGACTTTGTAGCGTCATACTTGATCGGATAATATCCGCCAGGCATCTCGCCAAACTTTGTCATAAACGGAAGCGATGCAGACTTTTCTGGAGCTACACCATACAGCCGCTTATATTGCGCCTCGATCTCAGGCCAGAATGAATCAAGATATGACCAGATGTTTTTAACAAACGTCCAATCGCGTTCATCAAGAGTATCAAAAATGTCATCAACATTTTGTTGAGTTAGGCCATTGCCATCAATAATACGCTGACGATTTTCTGCACGCCCCCAGTTCAATGCTACAGACAATCTGCCTTGCAGCGTCATAGATTGACCAAGACTAGGAATAAACTTTTTGGTGTCCATGTTTGTATCACGGTACACCTTGAAGATGTCATTTAATCTTTTTGTTGCATCTGCGCGTGCTGTTGCTTCTTTGTCTGCCGCATCATTTAATGGGCGAACAATAGTGTTCCAGAAGAACCCGCCATCCTTCCATCCGTCCATCTGATTTGCCATAGTCGCAAACTTTACATGGAAAAGCATAAAACCTTTTGCCCAGCGACCAAGCGACCTGGTTGCAAGCGCGCTTTCCAGCGTCTTTGATTTTCCACCTTTAGTGTTTGCTTTAATCTGAGAGATAGCTTCGCCAGCCACTTCATCAAGCGTGCGTTTTTCTGCCATCTTCAGAAGTTTATTTTTAAGCGATGCTAAGTTGGCAATGTTGCGAACAGACTCATGAATTGCAGACAGTTCATCAACAGACAGCATTCTGTAGTTTACCTGGCGCGCATCAGTCAACACAGACAGCGGGATGTTTACAGGATTGCCAAGATCTTCTTGACGACGAACAAACGCCTCAAGCATTGACCTGCGATCAATAACCCTGTTGGTTACTCTACGGAACTCATAACCATCCAGTATTGAATCAATCTGCTCAAGGTATCCAGCCTTGCCCATGCGCTCGCGAGTTGCCTTTGTTTCAAATCGCTTGATGTATGCAACATACTTGTCATTGCGCTCTTGTGCTGCGCGTGACTCAAGATATAAGAAGTGATTGAGCAGTTCTTTACGCTTCTCTTGGAAGGCGCGCATTCTGTCATTCTCAGCCATTGCATCAAATGCAGCTTTAGCAGCGCGACGTTGAGCAATTAGATACTTGTACGGATTAAGATCTCGGATAGCTGTCTGACCGACAATGCCCTTTGCTGTATCAGAGAATGATTTTGCTGGTGCAAGAATAGTGCCTGTGAGTTCTTTGTTTAATGCACGCAACTCAGCAAGGATAACTTTTTCTCGATGAGTATTATGCAAAGCATCTTTTGCTTCGTCAGCAATAGTGCCATCAGTCATTAAGTCGCCGTGACGCTCGCGCATGATGCGGTCAGCTTCTGCATTGATGTACTCTCGACGATTACGCATACTTGCCAGCGCTTCAATCAATGAGTCGCCAGATGGATAGTTAAGCAAACGTGCAGCAGCATCTAGCGGCATACCGCCTTCAGTCGTATATACGCGCTTAAATGTACGAGGCAGCTTTTTGAGATAGCCTTCACCATACTTGGTGACAATCTCGTCTTTGTCTAACTTAATGTCGCCATCAGTGAGTTGCTTGAATGCAATATATACAGGCTCTGCATCAACTTCCGCTGCAACTTCTTGACGAACATTGTCTCGCTCTGCACGCCACCACGCTTTCTTTTCGCGCTGCGCTTCACGCATTAACTTAGTCAGCAATGCATCTTTGCCAGACTCTACCGTTTGCGATACAGATTGCTTGTATGCGTCAAACTCAGTTTCTGTCATGCCAGCGGTTTTGGCATCCATGAACAAAGGATCAACAGCAACTTCATTTTTTGCTGCATCAATTTCTTCATCTGTGGCATATATGCGATCAAACACTTCGCGCACTTCGTCAGACAGCTCGACGTTAAGGCCAGTAATGTCTTTATAGATTAGCTTCAGCCATTGTTTGAATCTCTGGAAGATACGGCGCAGCTCAAGAGACGGAGCCTTGCCTTCCATAAGATATGCTTCATTGGATCTGGCAAACTTTTCATGAGCATCTACAGCGCGCTTGTACTCTTTGCTGCCAGGCTTTTTGCCATCAAGCGAAAGTTGGTCGCGAGACTCAAGGCCAAGATAATTAAGAATTGTCTTGTAGTCGTCCTTGATTTGCTGATTTGATTCAGCCATATCAGCAAGATCGCCAAGGACTTCAAGATAAAAGTGACCAGTCTCGTGAAGGAATGTAGATAGATCAGACTTTTCAAGCAGCGTGATATTGAACTTGCGCTCTTTACCAAACTGAATAAAGCCACGCTTTTCAGTTTCAGCTTGATATAAAGTGCGTGTATCATACTGAGCATTCGCAGCCTGAAATAACCGATCTACAACATCTTGTATATCAGGATTTTTACTTGCTTCATCAATTAACCTGCGAACTTCTGCATTGTCCGCAACCTGAGTAAGATCAATGCCCAACTGGTCAATATATTCTGCAAGAGATTCTAACTGATTACGCAGCGCATCAAGTTGTTGGTCTGCCTGCTGAATAGAAAACCTTGCCTGGCCTCCACTTAGCTCTGCATCAAGTGCTTCATATAAATCATTCTCGTTAATAATGTCAGCGTCAATGTCAGGGAAATATCCTGCCTCGACAGCACGCTGTGCAGCAATGTCTGGATCCAATCCTTTTGGCTGCAACAGATTGCGCTGGAACGGACGATTGCCCTTATCAGCATCAAGCAGTTCGCCTGAAGGCAGAATGCCGCCTTGTTCGCGCACAAACTCAACAAGAGACTTGCCATATATTTCTTGCTGCGTAGGAACGTCGCCAGTACGCAGTCGCTCAATCAATGGATCAATGCTGATGTCAGCTTGTTTGTTTTTTGCAAGAACATCTGGAAGCGGGCGAGATACTGTCAGGCCATACTTGTTATGCAGATCGGTTGCTGTAAGACCAGAGCGTTCTGCCAGGTTGCTCATCGTTTTTGCATACACAGATGCATATGCGTCAGCAGTCGTAGCATCATAGCCACTAGCAACAAGCTGCTGGATCATGTCGCCTTTAATTGTTTGCAACTCTGGCGCTTGTATCTCATTTTGAATTTCAGCAGCACGCTGTAGGATGTCTTGATCTTGCTTGTCTGTATTG